GCCAGCGCGGCAAAAGAATCTACCAAGCTGTCTGCAACTGGGTCGAATAACTTTAAAGCGTCCTGTGATCGCTTGTAAAAGCCTATATTTTTTGACTGAGCTTCAGTCATGGGCTTTCCGGCCGATTCACCCTGCACAAATTCAAATCCACCGTCAGGAGTAGTTCTAATGCTCATCTTGTTTTTGTTCAAAAATGACTTAACCGACGCATTGTATTGATCTTTGCTGATATTTCCAGCCTGCAAATCTGCATTCAGCTTTGCAAACTCACTGTAAAGTTTAGGAGCTGCCGGAGCTTTAAGCTTAGCAGTAAACGCCGCCAATTCCTTCTGCCTCTTAAACGCCAAATCAGCAGCCTTGTCAGACTGCATCATGGAAATAGCTTGCTGCGCGTTAATACCGCCATCTAAAAGCAGCTTCGCTAAATCCTCACGCCCTTGAGCGCGCAGAGTTTCGGCTGTGCGGTTTGCAGCCATGCCCTTTGCACGCTGAGCGCCCTGCTGGCGTATAGCATCGCCCATGCGCATTTCAGGCAAAATAAGAGCGTCCAAACCAGCAGCAGCAGCCGTAAGGGGACTCATGCCAGTTCTTTGGTTTGTAGTAATGGCTCTGTCAAAAAAGCCTAACAAACCACCACGACCCTGTTCTTCCTGCTCGGGCTTATTTGGTAAAAACATTATATACTCCTATGGTGCGCCGGGTGGCTTAGCAAAGGCCGCAGCGGTGTTTGCGCCAAGCTGCAAGTAATTAAACAGGCCGGGGTTCATGCTGGTTGTCTGGCCGTAAGTATTCGCCAAGCCAGCCGTTCCGCCCTGCATAGCAGCCAATCCTTGCATCGGTGCGCCCGTATATCCAGCGTACTGGCCCTTAGCAGCGTTGATGAGGTTCTGCATTGCCTGCTGCTGCATGGCACCTTGCTGCATTTGCTGGTTCTGTATGGCTTGACCATAACCAAATGATTGCTGACCAAGACCTGCCATCTGACCCGCAGCGCCAAGCTGGCGACCGAGATCGGCTTGCGAAGCGCCAAGTGCAGTGTTGAACCCCTGAGCGCGCAAACGTGCTGCCTGATCCATTGCCTGTTGACTAAAGCCCTTCATGGCTTCTGCCTGAGCAATGCCGTGCCGAGACCCTCCAAACGCGCCTGCCGCGCTCGCTTGAGCGCCAAGTTGGTTTAAACCCATCTGCGCTGCGCTACCTACGTCCCGCAAAGACTGCTGCACAACTTGGCTCTCGTATGGATTAGCGTAAGCCTGCATACCCGGAACAGCCGTTTGATACATGCCTTGACCCACACGGCCTAAAGCCGCTGTCTGAGCGCCTGCCGCCTGTTGATACGGATTGGCACCGCCCGGCATTACTGTTTGTTGAGGATTTGCTCCGCCAGCCATGATTTTCTCCTACTTCCCGCCGCTAGACGGCTTTTGCATCTCAAGAACTACAGGCTGCTGGGATGCAGTCTGCGCGCCCGGCTGACCTGTTATCGGGTCAACGCTAAAGCCCTCAAGATAATTATACAGGCCCGGTGCGTTTTGCTGCAAAGCGCCTCTTGATTCCATAAACAAAGGTGCAGAGGAATAACCCTGCACGCCGCCAGCAAAGGTTGTAGGCGCTGGCATGTATTCGCCCTGAGCTACCGGCATGCCAAATGCACCCGCCATTTGGTCGGTGCCTTGAAACGCAGCCTGCTGCAATGGGCTAAACGAAGCAAAGTCAGGCCCGAAGTAAGGGACATACCCTAACTGAGATACATCCCGCGCGAGGCCAACTTTTTGCTGCTCCGCTCTTTCGGCAAAAGCTGGTGCCGTTTTTTCTTGTGATTGTGAGCCACCCTTGGCCATCCTATATATCCTTCGCAAACTGGGTGTGTAAAACTTTCCACCCTAATGGTTCTAGCGGTTTTTTCCACCCTACACGGCCAGTCATGGTTGCGCCAGTGCATCCGTGGGCCGAAGCCCAAGCCTTCACGTCAGCGTCCATATCCAAAATTTGATCCAATTCGCCACCAGCCAAGAAGATATTGATAACTTTCTTTTTCGGATATACCACAATTTCAGTAACTATGCACCCCTTCGCCGCAGGCCACAATTGCATCATCCCAGAAGCAATGCCGTTTTCAATATCATCCCAACTATGCGTACCATCGCAATAATCTAATGCAGCCTCAATCCAAGGCTTGCAGCGATCCAACTCGTTAATCGGCGTCATATCGTTCATTATGCGTGAATCCTTGTTATTGACAAGGTTGATGCTGGAAGGGCGGGTACGGGAGAGGACGCCGCAGTATAATTCAGAAAACCAGAAGTGTTATCTATCATGTAATTGACTTCTAAATAATCCCCAGCGCTTACATTGAATATTTGCGTCCGTGAAATAACTAATGTCGCATTGTTTTGATGCAAAGCAGTGGTCATCGCGGAGTTTGCTGCGTCAGTTCCATTAATGCTCGGCCAAAAGTAAAAATTCACAGTGCTAGAAGACGTTGAGGATATTTGTGCAGAAAACGCTAGGACGTACTCCCCAGCCTCCTCAAACACAATGCGCGAAGCTGGGGTGCCTTGTGTAATGCCACTATTTCCAACTGGAGCATCATAAGTCAGCTTGTAAGCTGTATTGGCCGCCGCAGGCGTAACGTCAGAAGTTAGTATAAAGTTTGCATACCCATCAGATAAAACAACTTGCCGAAACTCATTGTTCTTGGAAACCACCGGGTATCCGTTTACCTCATCCCAAAGAATGACGCCGTTTTCGGAAGGGTTGTCATCACTTGTTTTTGTAAAGAGGCGCGGCAACTGGCGCTGCAAGTAGCTTGTAAGCTGCCTGCCCCACTGCGCCCAGTCTGGTCCTAATGGTGGGAGAACTGGGGCTGGCATTAACGACTCCCCATTGGCTTGGCGTCAACACGCATTGTTCCAACACGCCAAGCGCCTATTTGGTCTCCAGTAACCCGCATGCGCATCTGACGGCCAGTAAAACGTACAGATGTGGGGTTAGATGGATCAAATGGGCCGTGGCTGCTTTCGGTGTCATTCGGGTGGAAGCGCGTTTTAAATGTTAAAGACACATCGCCTTGCGTTAATTCATCAGGAATTAACTTTGTTACCGACATAATATTTTCGCCTGTCCCAATGGATATGGGTCCAGTTTCCGCAAAAATACTTGACCCGTCCATGTTGTATCCAACCTCATGCTCCACCAAATCAACATCCGTGTTGGTCATAAATGGATACTTAAACACACCACGTTGAACGCCAGACGTGCGCGACAAATTACCTATGAGCCAGTGCTGCTCTTTATAGTCGAACACAACATAACGATCTATTTCAGTGCTGTTTGCGGATGGGTAGAACCACCACACCTCCCCAAACTGGCCATTGTTCAATGACCATATTTTGCTTTGCTGTGCTGGGTTCATATCACCAAAAACGTAGTCATGCACTTCGCACGGCAGCTCATTAACTGAGTTGCCGTCAAACAGATAAAACCCACGCTGCCCCATCCAAAACACGCCAACGTCCACGTCAGCTACAGCCTTGCGAGATATAACTCCGCAGGACGTGCCAACGCGCTCAAAGCCATAGACGTAAGGCGGGCCAGTGTACCTTGCAGTATGGGCATCAACGTCAGTTAGAATAAGAGTTTGGCCTTTCGTGCGAATTGCCGTCATAATCTGACCAGATGTTTGAAGCTCTATATCGCCAGCCTCATTTGTGGCGGCCGGGGTCCAAGTCGTATTGTCCTCCCTGTCACACCACTGAACCTTGCGAGGATTTCCGCCAGCGCCAAGCGCAAATATAAAACGCTCCTCCGTCACGATTATGCCGGAGTTATTCGTTGGCGCATTGGCGACAGCAGCAGCTTTTACGCCTGTACCTAACTGCCACTCCAGAAGCCTGCCGTCTTCAGTGTGGCATGCAACAAGATACTCGCCCCAGTTATCTAAAGACCATGTAGTAGCTTCGGAAAAGTTGCCATAGTCAGGCCGAGGTTGGCCGTAATAACCAGTGTTGTAAAACCCATACCCGTAGCCAGTTTCAATTTCAGCGTCAGCACGGCCTGTGGCGAGATCAGTCGGCGCTATGTCATAAACAATGTTGCTGCCCGTCATAGCTTTTAGCTCAGAGTGCGAGCCTCCAGAAAGCCAAGCCGTTCCATCGTTAGCCTCCCAAGAGTGCATACCCCTGATTGGATTTGTGCTAAAACTTGTCTTGCGCTCCTGCCACCCGCCAATGGGGCGCAATGAACCGTCACGCCAGCGCACAAGACTACCATCACGCCAGCGCCCAGAGGCATCTAGGTCTGTACCGTTCCGATAAAAACCCGCCGGCACGTCAAGTGGTATAAGTGTCATTGATTGGCCTCAATTACGTTTTCATTATGTAGCAAAGAGCATAGTACGGAGGCAGGTTAGCGTTGGTTGCGCTGGAACCTGTGCTATCAGTAGACCCTGTAAGCTCGTGATTATGGCTGTCACTTAAAGTGTAAAGGCTTGCTGTGGATTGGCCACCATCTGCGCCACCAGCCTGACCGCCCACGACAGAAAACACCCCAGTCGCCGCTGGGGGCTTGGAGGCTGTGAATGTGCCGCTTAT